GCAGAAATTTTTCACGAAAATGGTCGAAATCTATTTGCCATTCCAAATACAAAAGCAATTAATTGTAAAAATAAAGATTTAATTGTAGACCCTTATTTGCTGGGTTTATGGTTAGGCGATGGAAATTGTAGCTCTTCTACGTTCACGATGGATAGACCCGATTCCGGTTCGTTCAAAACCCAAATTGAAATGATGGGGCTAGAGTGTCATATAGTTGATGAACGTGAGAATACGCTGCAATTTCATGTGGCTGTACCACGCGACAAAGACCTTTGCCCAAGAGGGCACAGCAAGGCTAAAGAAGGGCTATCTTCGTCGGGAGCATGTGGTAAATGCGAAAAACAAAATAGAGGTAAAGAATCCAGAGAAGAGTCCATACCTTACGACACTATGTACTCAAGATTTGTAAAAATAGGCGTGATAAATAACAAGCACATTCCTCAAGAGTATCTTCGAGCTTCGGTTTCACAGCGATTCTCTCTGCTGCAAGGTTTATTAGATACTGATGGAAGTATCACTAAGCGCGGTCGCTGTTCGTTTCATAATTGCAACCCAACCCTTATTGCTCAAGTGGAAGAGCTTATATGGAGCTTAGGATTTAAAGCTAAAACTAGGTGGCGTAGTCCGTCCCGAGGTGTTTTAAAAACGGGTGTAGTAATTCAGGGCAAACAAGATATTGCTGAAATTTCTTTTGTGGCCTATTCCGACACTCCTGTATTCAGAATCCCAAGAAAATTGGAGCGTCAAGTTCTGGTTGGGACAGGCAGACCCACGGAAACTTTTCGCAGACGAGTGGTGAATGTTGAAAAAGTCACTTCAGTACCAACTCGATGTATATCAGTAGACTCACCTTCTCACTTGTTTTTGTGTGGTCGAGGAATGATACCGACGCACAACACTGAAATACAAATTCGCAAAGCAATAACGCTGCTAATTCGTACACCCAATACGTCATTAATCTACACCATGCCCAACGAGCGAATGTTTAAGCGTATTTCTAAGGCGCGTATCCAGCCCTTGCTGAAATACGACAAAGCATTCAGGCAAGATGCCCAAGATAAGACGCAACAATCCATGGATTTGATGAGAATTGGTACGTCGTACTTGTATGTCACCGGCTCAAGCGAGGCAGATGCGACATCTATCAATGCTGACTTTGTATTTAACGATGAAATTGATTTAACACCTCCCGATATGCTGTCTTTGTTCAACTCTCGATTGCAGGGTTCAGACCACCGAGTCAGCCAGCGGTTTAGTACACCTACCTATGAAGGGTTTGGTGTTGACAAAGGCTATGCTAGAAGTGACCAACATGAATATATTCTTAAATGTGCTGCTTGCAATCATCACCAAGTTCCTTTATTTAATCGGGATTTTGTTCGTGTCGATGGTATGCCTGATGATTGTGATAGTTTTATTCACCTTTCATCTAAGCTTGTTGATAGTGGACAAGTTAAACTTGAGACTGCGAAAGTTTATTGCGAGAAATGCCACAAACCTCTTAATCTTGCTGACCATGATAATCGTGAGTGGGTGGCTAAGTATCCAAGTAGGACTTTAAACCGAGGCTATCGTGTCAGGACTTTCTCAACACACCGTCTGGATCCTGTTTATTGTTTTACTCAGATGTTCAAGTACTTGGAAAAGGATAATTTAAAAGGCTTCCACAACACGGTGCTTGGTGAGCCTTACACCAATGAAGACCAGAAAATGTCGGACAGCGATGTCGATGCGATGTTTGGCTACGCTGGATGCCCGCCTATCGATAACACCCTACCCCACTTCATAGGTATAGACGTGGGTAAAACGTGTCACATTGTTGTAGCGCGTATGGAAGGGACTGAAAAAATTCGCGTAGTTGAATTTATGACGTGCCCCTCATCGGCTATCCAGTCTTTTGTAGACAGCATGAGAGCTAAATACAACATCATCAGTGGCCTGATGGACCGTTACCCTTACACACCCACGGCTAATGCTATACGCGAAGCCAGTGATGGAAAAATTGCTCCTGCTCATTACACGGTCAACAAGCCTATTGCTTTGGTCACGAATGGCTTAGACAAGTTAGATTACGTTCAGATAAACAGAACACACGTCCTAGATTCCGTATTTTTTGGTATTAAGAAGCGAAACTTATTCCTCGATGGGTTTGGTAAATTCAAGACCATGATTATAGAGCATTTAGTAGACATGGTACGAGAAGAAAACGACGAGAAGATTCCGGTCTGGGTTAAATTAAATGGTAACGACCACTTCTTTCATGCGTTAGGTTATATGTTTGGGTCCATTGAGTATTATCGTTACGTAGAAGGCAAAGAACCCTTCGTCAACTTAACCGTGGGGCTATCTGGTATACGTCATAGCAACATGCTAATGTCCGGCGAAAGTGAGGACTTTTTTGGGGCGCAAGACTTGATTGGCTTTGGCAATAGTTATTCGCCTGATAAAATTATCACACGATACTAAAAATTGGACTGACGATGGCAAACATACTTAGCAAACTAAAGATTCTTATCCCTACCCGAACAAAGCCCAAAGGCAGCTTCATAACGCCTACTTTTGAAGAAGAAAAAAAGGATGACGTTTTTGGGCTACCCGCTTATCGTGAGCACCTTGATGACTTACTAAGCCTACGTAGGTCTTCTAACTCTCAAGAATTAATAAAAAGTTTATTAAAATCTGACCCTGATGCTAGTGCCTCTCTAAACGCGTATCTAACTACGGCGGGTAAAGTCCTGCCTTACATAGAAGTTACTGATGTAGATGGCGCAGTAGACCGCGAGGCGTACAAGCTTGTAAACGAAATAATTGAGGTGCTAGAAACTCGTCGTGATTATACCAAAGGCTTTGTTCACAAGAGAACACTAGCTGAACTGGCTAATGATTTTCGTTACATGATAATTGCTCAAGGTGGTATTGGTGCCGAAGCGGTGTTTGGAGATATTTTAGAACTAACGGAAATACGTTTGGTAGAATTAGCCTCAATCCGCTGGCAAGAAAAAGAAGCCGGTAAGTTGGTGCCGTACCAAGACCAAGGTGGCGGTGACCCCGTAAAGCTAGACATACCGACGTTTTTTGTAGCATGGTTTCGCAAAGACCCCAGTGATGTGTATTCAAGTAGTCCATTTATATCAGCCATCAACACCATGGCGGCACGTCAGCAAGTTATTAATGACTTGTATCGTATTATGCAAATCACCGGCTTCCCTCGCATTACGCTAAAAGTACTGGAAGAAGTCCTAGTAAAAAATGCACCCCCTGAGATACGTAACGACCAATTAAAGCTACGCCAATACATCAACGCCCGACGCGGTGAAATGGGAGCGCAGTTCGCGGCTATTAGACCTGACCAACCCATCATTCACACCGACTCGATGGAAGTCAAAATGCTAAATGATAGCAATCCTGCAGCGGGTCTTGATATTAGTAAAATGATTGAAGTGCTAAACGCGCAAAACCAAGCGGGTCTTAGGACCATGGCAACGGTTTTGGGTCGTGGGGAAAGCGGAGTTAACACGGCTACGGTGGAAGCCAACTTGTTTGCGATGAACGCTGACAGTATCAACAAACCTATTGCTGAAGTGTTAAGTAAAATTCTGACTATGGCGCTACGTTTGCAAGGCTCTGAGGGTCGAGTAAAAGTGAAGTTCCCAGAAATAAATCTCCGCTCTGAGTTGGAAGGCGAAGCTAACATCACCATGAAAAACTCACGCTTGAGACAAGATTTGAGTGATGGCTTGATTACTGACGACGAATATCATTTAGCTATGTATCGCCGTATACGCCCTGATTCATCTCCTGAGCTATCAGGAACGGGCTTTAACAGTAAAAAGCTAGAGGTTGATGCCACACGTATTTCACCTAACTCTGACCCTGCTGGTGAAAGTGTCTCAAGAGCTGCGGATAAACAAGCTAAGAGTAACTAGGTAGGGTTGATTATTTTCGTAAATAATGTTTTTAATACAGCTAATAAGGCTTGCCTTTAAAATTTGGATAGACGATGAGCAAACGACTACAACTTAGCGAACAGTTGAAGAAAAAGATACGTCTTGCTTCAGGCAATGACGATATTGACTTCAACCTCATTGCGGCTTATGAATCTGTTGCCGCCAGTACAAGACCCATTCACCAATCTCGAACTGCTTACGACGGAGCAGTTATGTCGGAAGCATTTCTCGTAGAAATGTCCGAGCACTTACTTTCTGAATCTGTACCTATTCTCATCATGCACGAAGGTTCCATGTTGCCCGCTGGTAAAGTATTTGATGCTGCGGTCCTTGATGCGGAATCTGGTCATAAAGATTTGGTCGCCTTGTTCTACGTTGAGTCTGATAGCGATGAAGCTAAAAAGATTGACCTTGGGATTATAGACGAAGTAAGTGTTGGTGCCTTACCTCTCCACGCTTATTGTTCAGAATGTGATTTCGATTATATGGCTGAAAACAATGAAATGAATTTTTATTTTAGAGAGTGCGATGAGGGTCATGCCCTTGGTGTAAATGGCACTCACCTAAGATTGACCAAGCTTAGCTCTTGGAAAGAATTGTCACTTGTGGGTAAAGGCGCGAGTGATAAACCAAAAATCGTTGGTTCTGCGAAGCAGCGATTGGGTAAAGAACGCTATCAGTCCTTGGCGGCATCTAGTATGTCTGATAAGGGTATCGAAATGGCTTATCTTCTTTGCTCCGCAACCACCCCAACTATAAATGATGATGAAGGCAACGACATGAACTTAAAAGATATAACGGATCAAGTAAGTAGCTTATCAGCAGACAAAGCACGATTGGAAGTGAAGATGGAAGGTGCAGATTTAGCACTGGCTGCTTCTAAAACCGAAGTTGCGGCTCTGCAAGATAAGGTAGACAAATTAGTACTAGAACTAGCGGCAACTGAACAGTCAGAAACCGCAAAGAAATTGGTCGAATTGGAAGCTGCTGTCGAAGGCCAAAAGCCTTTACAAGAGTTTTTTGATGCCCAAGTCAAGGCAGCAGCGGTAGCGGCTGAGCTTGAGTTAAAAGAAGGTCTGTCTAACGACGAAAAAATCACTTTGATGAAGAACGCGCAAATTAAACTTGCGGCTATTCCTCGCGGTGGACTAACGAATGAGCCTACCTCTGGCGAAGTGAACTTATCTCAAATAGCTATGCTATCTCGGAACAGTGCGTTTCAAACTAAATAAATTGGAGATTACTTATGTATATCGGACAACTAACACATAACGGTATTCGCACTGAATCAGCAGCGGCTACTTTCGAACTAGATGCAAGCATCACGGCTAACGCTGATGTAGGTAAATTGGTCGCTTTAAAAGGCAACCATTTGGTAGGCTTAGCTGGCGATGGCGACGTTATTTTTGGTTACCTAGAGTCTTATGAAGACCGTGTAACTGAAGGTTCTAAAACTGGTGCGGTTTCTTGGATGCTTTGTAGTAAAGCCACCTACGTCGGCACTGCCCCTGTAGTTGGCGGCGGCTTACAAGGTTCAACTGATGCTGGTTATCCTAAAGCATCTGCAACGGCTACAAACATTGTAGTTACTCAGGTAGACACTGCTGAAGGCACTTGCGAATTTATTATTCGCTAAGAACAATTTAAAATTTGGAGATTGACGATGAATTTAACACCTTTAACTCAGGTCAAACGCGGAACAGTAAACGAAGTACTTGCTGGTTTAGCTGATGACAGACAAGAAGTTTCTAAAAATGCGGGTCTTAAACTTTGCTCACAGGCAAAGCAATTTGGACTAAGTATCCGTGACTTCCTTACTCTTTCGATTGACGTTGCAAGCTCAGTTGACGAGAACAAGCACAACCGCTTCGTAGGGGCCAACGGTCAATTTTTAACAGGTTATGAAGCTGCTCTTTCTGAGCTTAACTTACCATTTAAAAATGACTTTAAATCTGGTGTGACCCTTCAAGCTGCTGCAGATACGTTTGCAACCCGTCCAGGAGTTCGTGCGCTTTTCCCAGAAACTATTGATGACATGATGCAGTTCACCAATCGTTTAGACCAGTTTGAAAGCACTACTGGCATGGTTTCTCAGACCCGTACAGTTACAGGTAACGAGATTATTACGGAAGCTATTTTTGACGATACAGGTAACCTTAATACGTCACCTATCGCAGAATTAGCGAACATCCCAATGCAGACAATTACGTCTAGTGACCGTCGCGTTAAGTTCTTCAAGCATGGTTCTGGTATTCGTACTTCATACGAATTTGAACGTCGTGCAAGCTTAGACATACTAACGCCCTATGTTGCTCGTATTGTTCGTAACATGGAAATCGGTAAAGTTCGTCAAGCAACTAACTTGTTAGTTAGTGGTGATGGTGTTCATGCAGCTGCGACTGTTAAAGCTGCTTCTGGTTATAAGAATTGGGATGTTTCAGGTGCCAAGTCCCTAAAAGACAACTATGTTGCTTTAGCTGACTTCTTGACTCAACGCGCCCGCGACATGGTGCCGGTTGATACCATCGTATGTAACTATTCTATGTTTTTAGAATTGTTCTTAATGTTCTTACCGAACAATGGCAATCAAAGTTCTGATGCTGAAACGCTTCAGGGCCGTGGTATGCCTAGCTTCTCAATGAACTTGGACTTTATGAATGGCGTGTCTATTCGTATATCAAGCTCTGCGCCAGCCGGTCAGCTAATTTGTTACTCTCAAGGTGACACGTTAGAAGAGCTAGTTGAAACAGGTTCAGTAGTTAATGAATCTGAAGAAGCTATCAAAAACCAGTCTATCACTTACGTAAGAACCATTAATACTGGTTACCGTTTAGTGTACGGCGATACGCGCACAATTTTTAACACCTTAGCGTAAGTCTCCCTTTGAGGGTGGGTTTCCCACCCTCTTTTTTAAGGTAATACCATGTCTAAACATATTGTTGAATCAATTGGGGATTTCAGTTACATGCTTGGGTCTGAGTACATTTACGCTCACCGACCTACTGTGATTCATAGCTCAAATCGATTAAATGAGTTGGTGCATGAGAAGCTAGTAAGAAGCTTTGATTCACTGCCAGAAGAAGCTTGTGACCTTGAGTTCGAGAAATTTTTAAAGGCCCACGATGGCGATGTTGAATCAGCGGTTCAAAATTACATTGCTTCTTTGACAGTTGAAGAAGAAGCCACAGAAAATAAAATTTCTACTAAGCCCCCTGCCAAAGCAAAAACGATTTCTAAGAAGTAAGGATTTACGATGATACGCCTTGAGTCTGGTGATGATTTAATATTTAGTGATTTTGTTATAAATGACGAACAGTTCACACCTGATTCGGGCGTAGTCCGTGTCCGATTAAAAGCTCGAAACGGTGAGGTATTTTATGATGACTCTCCTGCTTTTGACGCGCATATTGTTATACCAGCTAGTGAGTTTGGGACATTATTAGACAACGAGCCTAATAAGATGTTTACGCTAATACTAAACTTCCAATCTGAGGGCCGTAGTAGAGTTTTCAGAGACTTTATCAGATTAGAGAAGCACACCTTCATCTTTGTTACTCCTGATAACGTCAGGGCTTCTCTAGGTGTCAGTGCCAGTGAGCTTCCTGATAGCGATGTTGATTTATACAGCCGGTATTATGCGATAAACGAAAGTTTAGGTATCGATATTCTTGCTGAACAATACAACCCTACCGATGCTAACGAACTTATTTTGTATGAAGAAGCCCTGCGACAAACGTTATTTTTAGAACTTAAATTATTAAAAAGCTTTTCAATAGACGATATTCGTAAAACGCGTTTAGCTAATTTTGATTTTGAAGCTCTACGTCAGCGATTCGAGGGGTTGGTTAGAGAGCTGCGTACTAAGTTTGTACCTGAGCAAGCCTCACCGATTATTCCTTTATTGACGATAGTAGCCCGAACCGATCCGTTCACGGGGGTCTAATGACACCTTATAAATCTTATAGAATGGGTTATAAAAAAGTCCAAGCTGCGGTTACTAAACCTAGCCAGAATATTAGCACCATGATGCCAGTGCGCTCGTTGGTGTATCTACCTCTGAAATACAATAAACATTTTAACCGTGTTTTAAAATCTACAAACGACAAGCCTTTACTGTTACTAGCTGACCATCATATGACCGAAGGTTATGCTGTGTATCTTGGTTTGCACATTAACACTTTAGTCACCCTTAATTCAAAGCGCACAGGCATACACCCTGTTACGGGTTTAGCGACCGCAGAAGTCAGCATTGGCACTCGACAGATAGTGGGTGTATTCGAATTAGGAAATCTGACAGATGAGCGTTCACTGGTAGTAGAGAGAAGTATTTATTATCTGGCAGAATCCGTAGGGCTAAATGATAAGATTAATGGCAAAACCATTAAGACTATTAGAAATATTTCAGGGTTATATCGAGTGGAGGTCAACTAGTGGCGTTAGTTCTCAATTTCAAACAAGCCCTAGAGAGACACTTAGAAAACATGCTTGAAACTGAGATAGAAGTTACTAACGCCAAGGTAACTAAAGGTTCTGAGAAATTTCTAAAGAACTTTTTCAGAAGTTTGTTTGATTTTGTTGAAAACATGAACCCTGCTCGAAAAACAGTGAGCTTTAAAGGTGGCGCTGGATTGAATATCGCCAATCGTTCATCGCCTCTAACGATGAGTTGGCGTCAAGAAAAAGCGGGAGGCACAAACCCCCCCTCAGACCTTTGGAGTGGTCTTGGTTATAACCTCGCTCAAACCTTACAGTATTTAGCTGATAAAGATGAAGAGGACTTACTAGCTGCGTTCGGTGGTGTAGAAAAAAATATAAGCACCGGCGGTGCATCGTTATTTAGACGAGGTGTTCGCCTAACTAAGAACAACACACCTTATGACCAAAAAAAGAAATCCTTCATTAGTTGGGAAGACGCTTTTAAAGTGGTTGAGCGAAAAAACGCTAAGAAGTTAATGGAAAGTTTCGGTGCCAGTTCTGGTAAAGACAAGATAAAGGCATTCGGTAACAAGCATGTATTTAGAGCTATGTTCGATGGCATCGCAGGCACAAAGACCACTATCGTTGCACTCCCAGACTTAAAAAGACTCAAGAAAGATTTATACGACGATATTATTGCTGAAAAATTACAGCAAGAAAAAATATTAAACGCGAATACAGGGTCGCCTATGGATATAAACAACGGTGCTCTTTTTCACTACTTAAAAGCTAATGGTGGTAAAGGGGATGCCGGTACTAGGTACGTGGTTAACCATCAGTTATTAGAACGCGCATTTTTACAAGGTGTCACCAGCTCAGCCGGTTTTCAGGGCGTTTCACTAAACAGGTATATAAACTAATATGTTTCAGAACATTCAAGCCTCACTACTTAAATATTGCAACGACAAAGCTATTCTTCTTAACGCCACGGCTGGGTATAATTTTCAAGCTGACAATTTTGATGCGTTTGCTAACGAGTCACAATTTCCAGAAGTGAATTTGATTGGCCTTGAAGGCTTGAGTATGCAATCAGGCTCAGATATGCAAGCGTTAGAAACCTTTAACGCCACCATTACTATTTCTACCTTGAACGACCCAAACAATATGATGTTGAGCTTTGTCGTTGATGCGATTTATAAAGAGCTAAAGCCTGAGCAGGAAATAGCTATTTATAATGCTACTAATGGGTTAAGAACCCACCTTGCGAAGATATATGGGATAACTCAAATATCGGCTGTTGTCAGAGGTAATACCGCTAGAGTTTATCAGGGCATTACCTTCAACGGTGCTGTAGTCTAGTAAAGGTCTGATAAATGTTGCAGACTCGCCACGATAGCTATTTGAAAGGCTTGTTGCCGATTATAGAGCTTTTTTTGGCAGAACTTATTAAGCGTGTCCAACTCAGGTTGCGACATTCTTAACGTGAAAGATTTGTCTTGGTGCAAGTCTTTATACGAGGACATATCTGGAACGGGTAAATCGTTTTTCAGAAAATGCCGAGTTAGCATCCTAATTTTTGAAGCAGTATCTGTTTCATCAATAGGTGCAGTTTTCGCCAAGTGTACTATATACGAGGGTAGTTGTAAGGGTATCGGTGTTAGTTTCATCGTCTTTCGCTCCTTTGTTGAGGTATTGATTATAACCTAACTAAATCAAAATTTGGAGATTGACGATGAGCGGAAATGCTAAATCACAGAAATTCATGTTGGGTACTGCCGAAGTAATGATCGGCAACCCAGAAGACGTGTATAATTTAAACCCTGTGCAGCATGGCGTAGGCTTGGTAAAAAACTTCAGTATTGAAGCAACTAAAGACCAAACCGAGCTAACACAAGGTCGTACCAACGACATTATCGTTTCATTAACTACGGGTCAAACGACTCGGGGTTCTTTTGAAATGTACGAGTATACTACTCAGAACTTAGCGTATGCGTTAGGATTAGAAGGCTCAGGCTTAATTTCAGCCCCTCAAAAAGCGTTGGAAACTTCAGGGACAGCATCATTCTCAGCTGGCTCAGTAGACCTTTCGTTTGAAGATGCCGCTGACATTCAGAACATTACCCTTGGTAGCCGCGTATTATTGCGTGACCCTTCTACGGATAAGATTGTTGCGGGTACAGCTACGGCTGTTTCTGGTATTTCTGGCAACACTTCTACAAGCGCAACCATGACGGTTTCTATGCCAGATGTTGTTTCAGTAAGTAGCTTTGCTGCAGGTACTCGCGTGTCACTGGTTAACGTATTAGATATTGGTTCTACCGATACTGACCGTTATTACTCTGCTAAAGTGCAGGGTCAGTTGGCTGATGGACAGTTCATCGTATTGTTAATTCCTAAAATTCGTGTGAGTTCAGGATTAACTATGTCGTTTACAACTGATAACTTCGGTAACGTCCCGTTCGAATTTATGCCTATGAAGCCTATTAGCGGTGACCCGTTCTATGCTCAGTTCAAGAACAAAGTAGCTGAGTTACTAACTGACACGGTTACTGCACCTATTGTGTAACAACCTATACCTGATAGTATAAAGGCTCCTTTTGGAGCCTTTTTTTATACTTATAATTTGGATTGACGATGACTGATAAACTAGCCCCTCGCTTTACTTTGACCTGTGGTGATACACAAAAAGAACTGTTTATGTCTTTTGGATTGCTCAACACATTAAGTGCCATATTCGAAAACCCACAACAAATTTCAGAAACCTTTACCAACGCTACCGTTCGACTAGACATACTTTTATTGTGTCTATCTAAGCGTGACCAATATGGAAAAATAACCGAAGAGTTTGCTATTAATGAATTAGAAATAGACACGGACCATTTGATCGACTTTCTTGATTGGGTAGAGAGCCATATATCGTATTTTTTTTTACGAGCTTGGGAGAAGTCGATAGCAAGCTCGATAAAAAGGACAGAGGCAATCAAGAAAAGTATTTAGAAACCTTCAACGTCTGGTATTCGGGCTTAGAATTTGAAGACCAAATGTGTTTTGTGTTTGATTCTGTCCCAAGTCAACTAGAGGCTGTCTTCTGGTCGCTGTCATATTCTGATATACAATTAAAGATAAAGCTTGTTGTAGGCTTACAGACCGTTAAGTTCGGACAGTTTCAAGAGTCCCTTATGAAAGTAGCTGTTGCCATAATGGGTGGTGAGAGTGAAAAGCCTGTAACTGTCCGAAAGCAAGATGAACCTCAGAATATTGCACAAGCGCAAGCCATGATACGCGGCTTGTCGTAAAATTTGGAGATTGACGATGAGTGATAACAGCAGTTCTATCCGTACTACCGTATTAAAAGTAAAATTTGATAAAAGCGGTCAAAAAGCCGTTGACGAAGCGACTAAAAAATTAGAGAAGCTACAAAAAGCCCTTGAAATAAGCATGGGTACTGTCAAGCAATCTATCAAGCAAATAAATACCGTCGTCAAAGATAATAAAAAGCTCACTGAAGGTATGTCGGCTAAGAATCGAAAACCTATTGATGCTTTTAATGCTGAACAGCTTGCCCCTTTTACCAAAGCCTTAGCTATTGCTAGAGGTAACGTAGCTACGCTGCAAGCCGAATCGCAAGCGGTGATAGGAAAAATAGGTAATTTAGCTGGCAAGTTCAATGACCCTGCATCCGTAAAGCGGGTCACGGATAGTTTGACAAAAGGGATTAGTCAAATTACAGAGAAGATAGTTTCTTCTCCGGCTATAAAAAGAGCTATTTCTCAAAGTACGCGTTCATTTCTAAACGATGAAATTAGACGAAACCCTAACCTTGCAAAAAAAGAATCTAAGTTCTCAGACGCACGAACGAGTGCCATGTCTGCGTCGGACCTAAAAGCGCAACGTCAGGCTACGGCTGTTTACTTAAAGGGTGCCACCAAAGCTAATAACGCAGCTAACAATACGGGGGACACGGCTTTTGCCAAGTCTTCTGCCCGTCTTAAAGGTTTATTTGAGAACCAACTTGCGGCCTTAGATAAAGAAACAGGCTCTCGCAAAGCGTTTATCGCTGAGCAAAAGCGGGTTTTCAATAGTCCTGAAGCGAAGGCCAAGCGAAAGCAGGACGAGAAGGTTAGAGCCGCTAACAGCACGAGTATTACCAAAACTAGCGCGGTTAGATTGGCGGCTGATATTAATGCCCGCGAAGGTAAGAAAAGAGTTGTTAGGGGTGCGGCTAGATTAGACCTTGGTTCAAAATCCGCTGCTCAGCTAAGAAGGCTTTCAAGAGATGTGAGCGCGTATGAGAAAGTGGTTAACGCGCAAGTAAAAAATGCTCCTGAAGGAACGCAGCTGCGTAGCCAGATAGATTTACGCAAGCAACAGATAAGCGCATTAAAAGAAGGCATTGTGACGCAGCGAGAAAGTAACGCCGCCGCTAAAGTCTTTTATAACAGTGAACCAGAAAAAGCCAAACGTAAGTTATCAAGAGCGAACTCGGCTGAGCTTAAACAAGAAGTCTCTGCAAGGTCAAAGGCTGACTCTCGCGTATCGGAAGGTGCTAGGTTTGCGCGTGGTCTAGGTGACCAAAGCATAAACATGAAAAGCAAGGGTGAGCTGACTCAAATACGAAACAACCTAAAAGAGTTTGCGAGAACGGTTAACCAGCAAGTAAAGAATGCGCCAGAAGGCTCTGACTTACGCAAACAAATAGATACACAACTTGCCAGTATTCGTCAAAGCGACAAGCGAGTAGAAACTCAGCAGCAAAAAAACAAAGCTCAGATTGATGCGTCAAACAGCCCCCAATTTAAGAATGATTTAAAGTTCCAGCGTGACAACAACACCACCCTTTTAAGAGCCACCGAGAATCGCCTAGCCGGTGACCGTTTCGCTCGCGCCGGTAAAGAGGGACTGAATAAATCACTGATTGGTTTAAGTTCATCTGAACTCAACGAATTAAAAAAATCTGCAGGCGATTACGGTAAAGTCGTTAAAGATTTAGTTAAAAATTCAACGGCTACGTCGAAGGTTTTTAACGAAGCCACCGCTGAGCTAAAACGGATTGAGCGACGCTTAGAGCAAATCAAGATTAAGCAAAATTACCGCCCTGCTCAAACAGAAATAGGTCGCGCTCAAACTAGTTCAGCCCGCTCGCTTCTAGCGGCTGACGAAAGACGCCGAATGGACAATGGCGCGGGTATGTTTAAGCAGCAAGCTCAGTTGCTTAGAAACTATGCAGTTATGGGAACAGGCATTAGTCTTATTACTCAATCTGGTCAGTTCATGGTTCAGCTCGAAAAGGAGATGAAACAGCTACAATCTATTGTGGCTTTGACCAATACTGAGATGCAAGGGCTAAGTAAAACGTTAGTTGAGGTATCAGAAAAAACTAAGTTCACCGCGCTAGAAGTCACACAAGCAGCGGTCGTACTTGGACAAGCAGGATTTGGTAAAGACCAGATAGCAGACTCAATAGAAGGTATTACGCTGTTTGCTACAGCGGTAGGTGCAAATCTAAGTGAAGCGGTAGACTTAGCTACGTCAACAATGGGCATATTTAACCGTGATGCAAGAGACATGGGTAACATTGCTGACAAGTTAACGACGGCGGTTAACTCATCAAAACTAAACTTAAACAAGCTTGCGTTGGGTCTACAGTATGCAGGTAACATCGCAGCTCAGTCTAACGTCAGCTTTGAAGAAACAGTTGCAGCTCTAGGAGCCATGGCTAACTCAGGCATACGTTCAGGCTCAACGCTAGGCACAGGCTTACGTCAGATATTGATCGCCTTACAAAAGCCCTCAGAAGAGTTTGTAAGGACTACACAGTTACTTGGTTTAAGTATGAGTGACTTAGACATATCGACTAATGGTTTAATTCCTGTTCTTAAAAAGCTTTCTCAAAGTGGATTTACTGTTACCGATGCTATGCGAACGATGCAAGTTCGAGCGGCAGCGGCGTTTGGTGCGTTTGCTAACAACATCGATGTGGCTGATGAGCTGGCTGAGAAGATGGAGATTGGTGGTGCAGCGGCAAGAGCTAACGCTATTCAGATGGAATCATTTGCGAACCAGTTTGCGCGATTAGGCTCTACGTTTTTCTCGGTCACCTCGGAAGCGTTCGACCCGCTTTTGAAGTCTGGAACAGCTCTTGTTTCTACGCTTGCGGATATGTTGAGCGGATTAAAAGATGTAGGTGGGGCGTTATCAGTTATAGGCTCTATTGCGGGGGGCGCTGCTATTGGTGCCCTTGTGGTGTCATTCGGAAAACTTGCTATAGGCTTGGCTGCAGGGGGCCAAGCTATCGCCGCTATCTTAGGGATTGGCTCAGCTGTTTCAGGGGATGGTGATAGACGTCCTTTGAACAGTAATCGATTACAAAGGGACAACACGCGCTCAAGCTTAAACACAGCCAGAAGATCGGCTATGGGCACGTCAGCACTAACTGTTGCGCTAAGATTTTTAGCTGGAAAAGTAACGTTGGTGCTCTCTGCTATAGGTGCTTTAATCGGAGGCATTGCGTACTTGGCAGATAGCTTTAATGACGATGCAAAACTAAAGGATGTAGTAGACAAGGCGACGGCTGAAGAAAACGATGCTAAATCTAGGCAGATAGCCAGTCGAGACAGCATAAAAGCTTTGAATAAAACGCTGCAAAATATTGCTACTAACGAAGTAAAGTTAAGTAAAGACACGGACATGTTGGCCTCAACTATTAAGCGCGTTAACTCTGAGTTTAAAGCGTTGGGTTTATATATCCCCGATTCGGTAAAGGATTATAAAGGGTTATTTGACGCAGTTAAAACTTTTAAGGATGAGGAAAACGCGAGCCTAGACCTCGCCCTTGTTGATGGCGGCAAAGCATCAGCTAGAACTTCAAACGCTATTATCCAGGAACAGCTACCATTGAAAGGTGAAAACAGTGCAGTGGCTATTTTTGAGAAAGCTTCGCGCAAACTCACGGGTAATACGGGAGAAAGGGATCGTAGCGAGAGAGGACCAGTTGGCAGCGGTAGAATTGAACTTGGCGACTTTACAACCTCGTTGCGAGATACCTCTAAAATTGTCACGGGCTTGACTCAACAATACAACCAGTTAGCTTTTACGGACAAAGACGGTAACGTTGATAAAGACAAGGTAGCTGAAGGTCAGAGTATTTTAGATAAAATACTCAGCGTAGAAGGTAATCTAAGAGATGTATTTATCCGTCAAGGCAATGTACAACAATATGCAACTGAAACAGGCTTAAACGGAGATGTGTTTAAAAAGTACGGTAAAGATTTTACGGATGCTTTACAGAGTATTATTTTCGCCATCTCTACATCTCAGACAGGGTTCGAAAATAATTTAACTAACTCAGAAGCCAACGTTATTAATCGTCGTGAGCTAACAACGTTAGGTGATGATGCGGTGACAGGTGGCATGTTGCAATTAGAGCAAGCGACAAAAGCCTTTACGTCAAGTATTTCTTCTGACTATCAAAACGTACTAAAACTAGATGAGCGTGACGATTTAAAAGCTTACACGTCAATGGGAGAAAATGAGACTACGGTATTAGCGGAGTTAGACAGGCTAACGAATGACTTTAAAACTACCTTGCGGGATAGACCACTGACAGGTGACGAGTTGCGTAAAGTTTTAGAGGCTCAAAATGTAGACCCACTACAAATACAAAATCTTCTCAGTAACCCTGAGCTGACTAGCAATCAGGTAAGAGAAGTATTAATTCAAAGTGGTCTTGACCCTAAAAACAACGACAATAATAAAATCATTGAATCAACCGCAACAGGCAATGGCTTATCGCCACAAGAGCTTCAGGAAGCCTTTGTGAGCACAGGATTCAATGAAGTAGTTAACGCTATTATTCTTTCTTTATCGGTGGGTTTTAAGAATATCGCTACAGAAGCCAAGTTTGCTAAGGACTTAGATTTCAAAAACCGAGGTGCTATTCTTGATGCTCGGATGGGGACGATCAATAAAGAACTATCAACCTCTGCGTCAGCTGAACGATTAAACGTGTTGGCAGATGAAAAGGAATTGCTACAGGCCCAGACAAGCGCACTTGCTAGGGAAAAGGAAGATTTTGAGGGTCGCCTTAACGACCAAGGCCCACAAAGCAAAAGTCTGTCTGCTCGTTTGACGCAACAAGACGCCATAAGCTCAAAAGCTGAAACCCAGTTAATTATAGACAAGAACTTGTTCACTCAAAAGTTTGCTAAATCATTAGACGGTAAAAACACAAATCTGGATACAAAGGACCGTGACTACGAAGAGACAGATGGGCTTAGGCTTATAAAGTCATTTACCGAAGCTCAAGAATCTAAGATAGAGAAAGCTTCGGAGTTGGCGAAGGCTGAGGTTATTGCCTTGAAACAAACTGAAGAGGTTTTTGAAGCTCGGATAAGTGAACTACAAAAAATCACCACAGGTGGGGATAAGTACACTAATCAATTTAAAGATGCTTCTCTTGAAGAGCAACAGCTAGTCACTCAGCAGTTAATTGATAAAAGAGAAGAAAGAGCAAAAGCTGAAATAGACTTAACCACTGAGGCAATTAGGGCTAGGAAAGTTTTAATTGAATACCTTGAATCTCTTGTTGCCAGTAATCCTGACTTAGCCGTTGATAGTGGTATTGATGGAAGTGGCTTGAACAAAACTATTAAAGAGCAAATAGTCAAGCAAGCTCAAGCCCAAAAAGATTTAGCCGATGATAATAAAAATCAGTCAGACACTAACCTTGACAATAAGAAGACATCCGACGAGCTAGGCACAATAGTACGCGATTTAAAAGCCAACCAGTTTGATGATGATGTACGCCGTAGGTTGTTCGCTGCTATGACAGGTGAAGGGTTTAACCCATTAGGTGATGAAACAACCGATACTACTTACGTACCTAAAAATGGACAGGACACTCCCGATGGCATACTTGAAAATGTCGCCGGAGGCTTTAGAGGTATCAACGACTTGTTGATGCAAAGCTTAGATAACTTTGACCCGTTGACAGAAGCCATGAAAGGCTTGAATGATGTTGCTCAGGATTTAGCCTCCAATTTTGCGGAGGCTTTTACAGCGTTTGCAAACGGCACTCTTTCAGGTAGCGAGGCTTTTAAAGCGTTTACTATCAGTATCTTAGAAAGCATGTTGGATATAGCGTCTGAGATTGCGGCTAACGCGTTGCTAAAAGGTATCTTGCAAATGGTGGCGGGCGCAGGCTTTGGGGGTATGTTTGGTACGGAAACTGGCGCAGGAATTGATACAGGTGGAAGTTCTTTTAGTCGAAATTGGAACGGAGGCGAACAGTTCGCAGGAAGCTACGCGGGTGGCGGTGAGATAACGCGTGGTATGTCTACCCGAGATTCCACTTTTGCCAAAGTAGCCAAGGGCGAGTTTGTGCTTCGCAGAAAAGCGGTGCAGTCGTTAGGTATCGATACGGTGAAAGCTCTCAACTCCGCTGACCCGAATTTAATTGACCGTCAGGCCGAGAAGCTAGGCGGCAATCCGATGGCTCAACAAAAAGACACAGGCAGTAAAGAAGTCAACGTGTACGTGGTCAGCCCTGAGCAGATGCCAGCCAGTCTAGGGGCGAATGACGTGGTACATATCATTGCTGATAACCTCACGCGAGGCGGCGTAACCAAGCAACTAGTTAAACGAATTAATATGGGAACGCTCTAATGGCACTACAAGTATTCAACTTTCCAATGCACAAAGTATCTGTCGAGTACCCCGCAAGGGGTAAGGCGGTAACGCTAGGAAATAATTGGGATTATACGGTTAAGTCTCACACGCCGGTTGCAAAAAAGTTTACGTTAACGTTTGCAGGAATGAAGTTTTTTGAACCCACTAAAATATTAACTGCGTTTCAGAAAAGATATTCGTTACAAGCACTAGAAGACTTCTATCTTGCTCACGAGTTGCATGATTCCTTTTTGTTTGAACATGAGAGATATGGTAGTGTAGTTGTCAAATTTATGCAGCCGCTTGTTATCCCTGAAGGCTTGACAGGGGCTGATGGTGTACACACGGGCATACAGGTGTCTCTGAAACAGGTATCAGTCTCATAAAATATTCATGTACAGAATAAACCTGTTGACGCACGTTATCATTATGATAATATTTATCTCGTTTGATGGCGTCGCCAGATGCCATTTCTCATCGTCAATTTAGTATCAACCCTGCCTAGTGCGGGGTTTTTTTTGTCTGCGCTTTGTATTAAACTCCAAGCATAAAATTTGGAGTTGACGATGAAAACACTTTCGCCCAGTTTAACCACTGAGATTAAATCTCTTACGTCCTCTGAACGTATAAAATTCCTGTATATAAAAATCCTAGACTTAGATTCTACGCCTATTCATTTTCGCCTTACCGATGGTCCAACTATAACGTGGCTAGGTGAAACGTGGACAAGTAATCCTTTTCTTATTGCTGGTTTTCAGCAAAACAGTTCAGGTGAAGTATCTCGCCCTAAACTTAACTTACCTAACCAAGATGGTGCCCTATCCTACTACGTGTCAAGACGTATCCTAGAAGGCGCAGATGTTGTTGAGTACCGAGTGCTACCCCAAGAACTATCGTTGGGCACCTATACTCGACGAGTCTTTATTGTGTCGCATGTAACGAATATTACAGAGCATATGATAACGGCTGAGCTAAGAATGCCGAGTGACGGAAACCAAATTGTTTTCCCACCTCGTCGATACGCCCAGCCTGAGTTTTCATCGGTGAGAGTCTAATATGTACATTGACTACTTAAACCTACCCTATTCATTGGGTACTCAAGATTGCTATACCCTTGTGCAGCAGTTCTATAAAAACGAGTATTCATTACAATTAAAAAATTACGCTCGTCCTAATGCTTGGTCTTTAAATCCTCAGCTTAACTTGCTTCACAACTTGTTTAATCAAGAGGGTTTCTTTGACACAGGCAACAACCCTAACAAGGTGCAAAAGGGTGACGTACTGGTCATGAACTTGCTTAAATCGCCTGTGGACAACCACATTGGAATCTACGTGGGCCGCAACAAGATACTGCACCATATGTACGGGAAGCCTTCTGAGCTTAGTGAATATGACCACCGCTGGCGGTTACGCGTGACGACAGTACTGCGTCACCCAGCTGTAGATGGCCTAAGCAGTATTGACGGAATAGTGGATGTGTTAGATAAGCGTTCACCTCAAATGCGTTTCAGGAGAAAGTAATGGCTTCAATAAACCCTATTGACCTAGCATGGCGTTCTTACTGGAACGATAAGATTGAACGCTGTGGTTTCGTGCTGACCAGCGGAGAAATCGTAGAAGTCGAAAATATAGCCGATGACCCTGAAGACAATTTTGAAATTTCGTATGATGATATTGATAAATACGAAGACAGGATTGCAGCGTCATGGCATAGCCACCCTAGAGGCACAGCTAATTTAAGTCAGTCTGACTATGAGTTATTTTCACAAGTTCCTGAGTGGCAACATATTATTATTTCTAAAGACGAAGTGACGAACTATTACGTGGAAGGACATAGCGTTTATCGAGGGGTGACACATTATGGTAACCATTAAGTTAGTAGGCTTCAAAGGCAAGCCTAAGAAATTATCTTTTGATGTCACTACATATAAGCAAGCTCTTGAAGCACTGAAAACTCACCCTGACTTTGACCCTCGAAAAGTAATGGACCGTTACGAGTGCGTGATTGATGAAGTCCAAGACTCGCGTGATTTAGTAAAGCATGTCGGTGATGCCACCATGACGCTGCGTTACAAAAAGAAGACCAACCCTATGACTATGGCGGGTGCGGGTAACGCCAACGCCAGAATTATAGTCGGGATTATTCTAATAATTGTAGCTGTGGTTTTTTTTGCTACGACAGGTAACGCAATTATAGCGGGCGAGATACTGACAGCGGGCCAGATGTTTATGAGTGCGGCTTTTTCCATGGGTATTGGTCTAGTGGTTGGCGGGATTATTGAAAAGCTACAAGACCCTTTGGAGAAAGAAAAAGACAAAGATAGTCGCGTATCAAGGCGTTACCCCAACACCATACAATCTGGCACAGTGATACCGATGATTTTTGGGACGCATAGATGGGGAGGTCACTTGTTCAGTGTCAACATCGAGTCGTTGAAAGGTAGAGATTCAGGGCTAAGCAGCTTCGCTTTGAACTTATGGGAGCAGGATGTAGGCTGGGATTCATGGAACACGTTGTATCACAACGCTGAGGAATTGAGTTACTTTGATATTGAGTACAATTATTATCTAGGCGGCAAGTCTAAGAACGGCGCTTTTACCCGCTAGGCTGTAAAAATACAATGAGGATTGACGATGAGATTTAAAGGCAGCGGAGGCGGCGGCCCAAGCAATGCTAGAAGCAATCTGTTTTCTACAGACGCTTTCGAGTTTGTGATGGGTATTGCTCAAGGACAGATTGGTGGCATTGTGGGTGAATCGGCTGAGGAAAAGCTAAGCCACATTTACCTTGATGACACACCTATTTTTGACAGCCAAGGCAAACCTAACTTTGAGGAAAGTGAACTACTCATTCGTTTTGAATCAGGCACTCCGTTAACTGCTGCTGAGAGTGAAGACGGTCAAACGCCGATTAGATATTTGTTTGACGGCACCGCCTCAAATCAAACGGTAGGTCAGGAAGTTGTTCATGGTGCGCCCATTAGTAAAACCACGCCTAGTATTCCTGATGGTTGGGACCAGCTTGACGTTCAGGTAGTTGCACAAGCACTTTACCGCAACTCAAAAGACGGCGTGAAAGAGCACGAAGTTACTTTGACGGTGGTGCTGTCAAAAATTGGTGGTGGTTACTCTGAAACTAAAGCGATTAGGATAAAAGGTAAAACCCCTCAAAGTGGTTTTGCCCGAAGCCTAAAGTTTGAGTTACCTGTGCGTTCAAATACGGGTGACCAGTACGAAATTACGCTGACTAAAAACACTAACAGTGATGATGAAGACATCTTTGATACGATAATTTGGCGTGGGTACGAGCTGGTTACACGTAAGTTGAGCAGCTATGGGGCTTCAGATAAAAAATACGACACCCCTAGCTTCGAGTATCACCCAAGTACAGCGATGTTGCATGTGGTAGGTGTGATTGGTGACCAGATTGACGGTCTACCTACGATGAATGCTGACTACAGGGGCTTGTTGTGCCGCGTTCCATCTAATTACAACCCACGTACTAAGACCTATGACGAAAGCTCGGCGTGGGATGGCCTGTACGCTCCTGAGCGATTCCCTACCGACAACCCTTTTTGGATAGTCAATGAGCTAATACTTAACGAAGTGTTTGGTGTTATCTCTTACAACCCTAATGTGAAAGTAAACAAGTATTCAGTTTATGACAAAGCTAAATACGCAGATGGTTATAACGCTTTCAGTAACGCAAAAGACTTACAAAACCCGAATACATCAGAAACCGGCGTAGCTCGATACACGTTTAACGCGGTATTAAGTGACCGGATGAGTGGCATGGAGTTCATTAATAAAATTCTAGCCACTACGTTTTCGGTAATTTTAGAAAACGATGACGGTGAAATAGAAATACTCACCGACATGCCCACGGTGCCAGTGGCCTTTATTACGGCAGAAATGGCAGTATCAACTAGCTCTGAGTCTCCGTTTAGTTATTCTTATTCTAGTACGTCGGCGCGGATTAACGCTGTATCTACGAGCTTTATCGATAAAGACAGTGAGTATGCGACGCAGCAATTACCTGAGATAAGAAACCAAGATGCCATTGACCGTCATGGTTTAAATGTCACGGAGTTTGTGTCGTTAGGCACTACGAATGCGTGGGAAGCTGAGCGTAAGGCGCTGGTATTTTTAGTTGCTGGGCAAACTGAAACTGAATCGATTAACTTTGTCATGCCCTTATCGGGTGTGCAGTTCCAAGTTTATGACGTGGTAGCGATAGTAGACCCTGTGATGGGACATGGTGTGTCGGGCCGCGTGGTATCTAACGATACGTTTTCGCTGACGGTAAGAGATCCAATTTACTTTGCTGAATCCGGTTTATACAGCCTTACGTTGCAAGGACTTACGGAAGATTTTGACGCTACTATTACCATAAAAGATACTGAAGTCGGGCTGCCTCTTCGCAAGTTTACGTTAAGTCGTCCTTATCCTGCGGCGAGTAGTCTTGGTGATTATCCGGTAGTGCATATTGGAAACCGAGCAAGGTCTGATAAGCAAATAGGCTTTCCAAAACTTTATAGGATCACATCGATTGAGCCAACTGATGATACTGGCCTAGAATTATTTTCTATTTCAGCGGTGGAGTTTAATTCTGAAAAGCACACTGAGGCTGATTTACTCAAGCAAGCTACTCAACCTCAGTACTCATTCCAGCTCCTAGCGCCATTAAAGAGAGTCACCAATTTAGTTGTGGTTAACGAGTCTATTGTAGATACCTTGCAAGGCACTCAAGTTAGCGCGTGGATTTCATGGGACGAGCAAGAAGACCGTCAGTTTGGCACATCTTACCGCGTAGAAGTCTTTAGCAATGGTACGTCGATAGGTCGAGTTGTTAATACTGCAGAAAATTTTACTGAGATAAAAGGGTTACAGTTTGCAGAGTACGAATTTAGAGTCACCGCTGAGCGGTCAGGCACTAAAAGCGCGGTAACTTCGCTAACCTACGAATTAGGAAGAGTCACGGCGGCTGACCTAATTGAAGAGAACGCATTGCCTCTTATGTATGGCAGCTTCAAGAATGGAATATTAAAAGCCTACGCAGATATTAACTATGTTGTGGGGTCAGTCACTAGCCTCCCTGTAGCCCTATTAACAGGTGGCTATTTATCCAGTGTAACTTTTTCAATCTTTGATGATTCTGATGGCAACAACACGTTTCTATTTAATACTGTTCAAACTCAACCCAACTTAATCTTAACCGCGAGTCAGTTCAAAGAAGCGTCACAACAAGTATTTCTACCTAGCAAGTTAATTGTACGTGTAGCGTTTCACGATTTCTTTGATGAGCGTTACCCTGCCCTTGCGGTAAACGACCACATCTTAACGATTGAGGCAGTGCAGGCTTTAATTACGAACGTTGTAGTCACTGAACAAACCAGTGCGTTTGGAAAGTATTTAATTACGTGGACGGATGATTCAGCTAACTACGAATTTACGTTACTCACCCTCACCGGAAACATTCTAAAGAAGCAAACCCTTACCAGTGCTGAAGTTACACTTGAAACGCTTTCAGCGGGTACGTACACATTCACTATTCAGCCTGTTAGCTCAGACTTAGGGTATGGAAAACTATTTACTCAAACCTTGGTTGTATTGCAAAAAGATACCTCAGATGTTGCACCTAACACAACATCGAGCAATGGCACCATCACGGTTACTCCCCCTGTAGTTGAATCTAAATTTGATACTTATGAATTTAAAACCAGCACGTCTGATAATTTTGAGATTGCGAAACCTGTAGGCTCAAACACTAGTTTGTCCTTTGGCAATGTTATCAAAGACCAAATTTACCATATCTGGTATCGACTGGTTACAGATAACAACCTCAATACCACATGGAGGCTCAGCTCAGCCATTGGCACAGAACAAATATTATATACATGGACCGCGTATGCCGAGGATGCCGTGGGTACAAATATTAGTACTTCTGCTGGCGAGTTAACTTGGCAAGGATTGAGTTCAGGACATACGACGGCACAAGCCATCATTACGGATGCCAGCATCTATACGTGGTTGCCTTTAATTGAGGGCGAGACTATTCAAATGGTGCTTCTAAGTGACAACGGAAACTACTTTAGAAACAACACAGGTGCGTTAAAAAGCATTACGGCAAATATATTTATTAACGGTATAGCCGCTTATGACACCAGTGAATATAAGTATAAATGGACTAATGAAGGGCGAGTAGTTTACGTCACAACCAGTGGAAATTACGTGTCCCTATCCCCCTCAACTAATCTTTTTGCGGCAGATGGTGAAAACCCACAAGGGTTAAATTTTAAGACTATAAAAGTGGATTTTACTGACGTAGCTAGTGGCTCCGATCTGAACCTCACATGTACAGTAACTAATATATAACATGAGATTTTTACTATGATAAAAAGAACTAGTGTCGGTGCCATTACAATCTCAGATATTATTGATGGAATAGATGGATATGGTGCCAACCCTCATGCTCCTACCATACCTAAGACCAGTGATATTACAATTATCGCGTCAGACTCAGTAGTATCTATACGATGGGGTAACCCTAACTTTCAGGGATATTTAGAGACTAGAGTGTACCGACAGGAACATCAGAAAAATGTTGCCCCTAGTTTTGGTTCTAGCGTGTATCTTTCAAGTGCCTATAGAAACTTTAATGACACCCAAGTAACCCCTAATACTACGTATTCCTATTGGATCAAGTATGTCAGTACGGCACAAATAGTCGG